GCGGAGGTCCAGGGGTTGATACAAACACAATTATTTCTGACCTAAAGAGAAATTTATCGATGTGGTTGACAGGCACAGACCCGAAAACAACCTATCGTAAAATCGAATATCGTTCTGCTGAACAAGAAACATTGGCTACGTTGAATCAATATGTCACGATGACGTATTATGTCGCATTTGGTGTCCTCCTTCTATTGTTGGGGACCAGTGGTAATCTAAAGTTTAAAGAACGATTCCTTCCATATTTGCTCTTGTTACTTTTGCCTGTTTTGTATCCATTTATCTTTTCGTGGATTTATAAAACCATCAATTCATGGACAAAACCAGACCTTTTACATGGTCCTAAAAATGCGTTTTTAGACTCAAAGTCTAGCACTATGAACGCGTATGACATTTAAAAAATAAAATAATATATTAAATACTTATATCTATACAGTTAGGGCTTAGGGTTCGATGAGCGAGATACGAGCCCATCCATCCTTGGGATAATTTCCAAATTTCTTGGTAAGAGTTTCCTTCAATTCTTTGATGATACCTGCCTGATTTCCTGTACCACCATTCTCGCTGTACCAGTTCCGAAACGCATCCTGGATGATAGTAATCTTCAACTTTGTGGACTGAGGCATTTCGTGTACACGAATACATGCTGAGATGAATTCCATCGTCACGTCCTGACTCTGTCGGTATTTGTCGCTAGAAGCAGAGACCTCTTTACATTCCATCACATGTCCTTGTTTTTCATAGGTAATTTCGACCAACATACTTAACAAGACAGGCGCCCAGATATCAAACTTCTCATCAATCTGAGTATCAAGCTCATATTGGTATGGATAAGCCTCGATTGGAAACTCGGGGTCCTTGTATGGATTGCTCGTAAACTTTGACTCAAAATCTACGACCCGAATACGTCGCCATGTACCATCATCATTACTTTTAATGTCAAACAATGTATTCGTGCATACAGCCAATTTGAATTGAGGTTTAAATACCATGCTCTCCTGGAAAAGAGCACGACACTGTATCGGGTCTCCTCCCGTAATTTCTTTCATGATACCTTCATTGATAACGTCTCCCTTGGATGGTTCTTGCATCACGGCATAACGCGTGCCGACAAGTTGACATACTTCAGAGGAAGTCCCACCAATCCCGTTTCTCTTTTGGGTAATCATCGAAATAGGTACAGTAGACTTATACTCGCCTAGTACACGGGTCATTAATTCCACCATTTTTGATTTACCATTTTTACCTTTTCCAATATATACGTTAAAGGACTGATTGAGATTGTTTCCCATGAGGGTAGACGCCAAATGCTCCCACATGTAACGACGGCGGTTCGCATTCGGGAAGAGTTGTTCCATGAATACCTCAATCTCACGGATGACTTCCGGACAGCTCTTACGATAATCCGCAATCGGTTTATAGGATATCCCTGTGCTCATGCTAATATAGTCGTCGTGTCTACCCACGCGATGTTCCTTGTTCTTAAAATCGATGACACAGTTATTACAACCCAGCAAGTATTCATTTGTATTTAGTTTCGCATAAAAGTCTTTATCATAAAAGATTTCCATCGCTTCTTTCATGATATTCTGCTTTTTCGCGGTGACCTTTAGCATCTCCGCTGTCTTGGCCACGCTACTTGGTTTCTTGGTCGTATCCAAGGATGCGGACGGCGCCGGTCCATTCATTTTAAATTCCTTAAAGCATTCATACATCTCGGTAGAAATCTTCGCACGCAAACTATGTCCATCGTCAATGGCTTTCCATCGATTGTCGATGAATTCATACCATTTCTTGTTATGAATGCTTACACAGATAAAGACGTCCTTGAACATGTGATAGAGTACAGTGGCCAAATCGTATTCTGAATTGGTCGTTGCGGAATGTTCAATAAAGTGACTGATGGTCTGCTTTCGAATCTCGTAATATTGCGTAGGATTTGAAATCTTACTCCAATACAAGATGGACCGTAGAGTGAGACCTTCATTCGAACGATTGAAACCACTCCACTGGTCATGTAAAGACTGTATATTCGAGTAGTCAAACGAAGACGACTGAGCACTGAACTTTACCCATACCGGAAATAGCCTGTTGTCGGTTTGTCGTAAGGCCCATCCTACCCGTATCCATTTCGCATAACTGTTGTCTCCCCAATACTCAGCGGGCAAAGTCATGACATATTTATAGGCTTCCTTAATCTTATAATCGAGACTCGTGATGGTTTCCATAAAACCTTCAAGATATTCCTCCAATTCTTCTGCGTTATTAATCTCGTAACTCATCTTGTTTCGAAATACGGAATGCTCGAGTAGCTTCACACTTGACTTGGTAGTCTTCTTTTGTCTCGTCTTCGCAATCTCATCGTATTTCTGTTGCATCTCAGGACATAAAGCAGCCTGAACCAGGTTCAGATTACGTGCGGTAAGATTTTCAAAATTCTGAAGTATCCAATCATTCGTCACAAGCTTTTCTTTGATGTTCCATGTTCCATGCTCGTTATGACAAAGATAAATCTGCTTTAGACGGTAAGGTTCTTTTCCAGGCTTACGAGAACCATAAAGTTGCCAGTTTGAATGTCCGCGAATGACAGCATCATCAAAGACATCCTCCCATGTATTGGTAAGCGGAAGCTCATTCCACGAAGACGGAATGTTTTTTATGATGGCTTCTCTCATGATAAGTTTGCATGTATAATCCATTTTCAAGTTGAAAATAATATGGATACCATCCTTGGTCTTGTCCTCATCCAAATGTACATTCTCTCGCTCCATCACGTAACATTCAATAGTCTTCTCGTTCATCTGCTTGATACTGGAAATCGCATCCACGATACATTGAACCAAGTCCACGACATGTTCTTTTTTATGCTGTCTATCTTCAATTTCTGAAGCGTATCTAAAATCAATATCAATGAGGATTGGACCCTCTTCCATCTGTTTCTCTGTGTAATAACCTTCCCTTCCTCCAAGTAAGATATGTTTTTTATACACTTCGTAAAACATAGGAATACTATCTTGTTGAATATGATAAGACCCACCATAAATACCCATATTTCGGTCACCAATCTTGGTGTGCGTGTGTCCATCTTCGGCCGGGTGCTTTTTGAGAAATGTTTCAACTGGGCAAGCCATCTTTGTTTATACCTTGACGTATTATTTTTATCTCAATTTTTAAGTTTAAGTTTTCGTTTTAGAATTAAAGACACAACTGTAGATACAATAATGGAAAGATGTATCAAACGTATCATGTTGGATATAAAGGAAATACAATCTGACCCCGACCCCTCTTTTTTTTATATTCCCGACGAGACAAATGCTCTCAAAGGGAATGCTATCATCATCGGTAGAGAAGGCACTCCGTACGCACATGGGTTTTATTTGTTCGAATTCACATTTCCGAACAATTATCCTTTTTCACCTCCTGTTGTGCTATTTCTCAATGGGGATGGTCATACTCGTTTTAATCCAAACCTCTATGTATCGGGAAAAGTTTGTCTATCTATCCTGAATACCTGGTCTGGGGAGAAATGGAGCGCATGTCAATCTATACGGTCGGTCCTGCTCTCCATCTCTATCCTCATCTTAAACGAAGAACCCTTTTTAAATGAGCCTGGAATCGCGCGTACTCATTGCTCTTTCAAACCATATCATCAGCTGCTGGAATACAAAAATATTGAGGTTTGTTTATTGAAATACCTTACACTGGAACACGTACCATCCGTCTTTCAATCCTATTATCCCATGTTTGTATCTTATTTTGTAAAGCATTATGATAAGGTCGTTGAGGTTCTAAAAAAGGATAACACTTTTGTTGACATTACTGTGTTCCAAGAACAGAGCTGCTTTTTGAATTATAATCATTTGGAAAAAGAAACTCGTCGTTTGTATGACCTGTTAAATAAAAATTGATATAAATAATTAATCTCCCTGGTTTATAAGATGAACTTCTGTAAGGTATGCGACAACATGTATTACATGAAAATCAAAGAGGATGAGACCGAGGCGCTTATCTACTACTGCAAGAATTGCGGGATGGAGGAAGACAATCTCGTCTTGACCAATCTTTGCGTTTCTCGAACAGAAGAAGGAAACTCTACCCAAAAGACCAATAAGATTAACGAGTATACGATTCACGACCCAACGTTGCCTCATATTTATACAATGAAATGTCCGAATGACCAGTGCAAAGTATATACAGAAGACAAGAAACAAGACGTCATCTATATGCGTGTCGATGATGTTCACATGAAGTATCTGTATTTGTGTACGGTGTGTGAGACCAAGTGGTCACCTTAGTGAGAGCATACTAACCAATAGTGACAGTGACTCATTTGTATACTTTTTCTCATAGTTGTATTCAAATACTTATCCTTTATAGTGTCTCTCATCAAAAATTGAATATAAAATTATTCTATATTCTATTATACAAATGAGTGACTACGGGTCAGAAGAGGAAGACAGTGTCTCGGTACAGAGTGAGGTTCATTCTGAGGAAGATGACATTGAAGAAACCTCCGAGGAAGAAACCTTTGCCCAGCCAGATGAGTTTGTCGGAGACCCGGAAGAAGAACTTACTGAACCTTCCGTCTATCAAGAAAAGTTTACAGAGGAAATGCGAGGCAATTATTTAGCAAGATTTCATCCAGAAGAAATTCACAAGCCCTTTGATGAAATGTACAAGCTTACTCAGATTACTCGAAACGCGAATGGAGTCATTGAGGACCCGAATCATCAGACGTATCCAATTTTGTCAAAGTACGAAAGAGCAAAAATCATTGGTCTTCGTGTCTCTCAGCTCAATAAAGGTGCCGAACCCTATGTTACCTTGAAAAACAAACAGCTTATGGATGTATCTCTTATTGCGGAGAAAGAACTACAAGAAAAAAAGTTACCCTTTATTCTGATGCGACCTATCCCCAATCGTCCGGCAGAATATTGGAATGTGAATGATTTAGAATACTTATACTAATACTAATTTATAGGATTAAGGATTAAGTATCTTTTTCTATCACCTTTTTTTTAATGCGAGGTAGCCTTGTACCAAGAAAGCTCTCCATACGCGCAATAAACGCATTATTGGGAATAGCCTTTCCATTTTCATACGAATGGACAACTTGTGTCGGCACACACATCTTGTTCGCCAAATCTTTCTGACTGAGACCTTTGGCGACACGAGCCTGTTGCATCGCGACCTTGAGTTCTACAGTGACTTCCATGAGAGGAACATCTTCTTTGGGTTTCGGTTTGGTCACTTCGGGGAGCTTGACGGGCTTGTTCAGTACAATTGTAGTCCAATCCTGAGTCGACATCTTTGACTGTTGCATCTTTGTCTTATTCTAGTATTTTATTTTTACATCAATTTTATAAAATAGAACGAATCAAAATACATATCTTTTATATAAAGATGGTCTTTTATGCTGTCGCAAAAGGAAGAAACGTCGGTATCTTTAGAACCTGGGCAGATTGTCAACAGTCTGTCAAAGGTTTTAAAAATGCGTTATTTCGAAAAACAGAGACAATGGAGGAAGCCGAATCGTTTATTGCTCCAGAGGAATCCTTTCAACCGGTCTATTATGTCTACACAGATGGGTCATGTATACACAATGGAAAAAAGAATGCTTCGGCAGGCATCGGTATCTTCTTCGAACCGAATGACCCACGTAATGTATCGAAGACCATTGAAGGGAAACAGACCAACAATACAGCCGAACTGAGTGCGCTGATTGAGGTCTATTCCATTATTGAAGATGATATTCTGAAAGGATTATCAATTGGATTGGTAAGTGATTCGGAATACGCTATACGATGTGCTACATCTTATGGAGTAAAGTGTGAAGCACAAGGATGGCCCGATGTCCCGAACAGGGAATTGGTCCAACGTGCCTACGGATTATACCGAGACAAACCCAACGTCCATTTTATACATGTCAAGGCACATACCGGGAAAAAGGACATTCATTCGATAGGAAATGCCTATGCGGACCAGCTCGCTGGCGAAGCTTCTGGTCATGTGTGTTAAAATAGAACATGAACAAAACTATCTTCTTTAGGTAGATGGACCCCATGACGGCAGCAAGAAAGATACGGATGCATGTGGACATGTTGGATAGAAAGGAATTAAAAGAAGGTGGTTTACATATTTGTTGTGATTGTTTAAATTATGTAGAAACACCTATACTATGGTATCATGATTATCGTTTTTATCCTTATTGTACAGATTGTATGATAATCTACTACAGAATGGATAAAATTGATTCGATTCGTTCCCGTATACCTAAACGTATATATGGAAGCAATGGTTCACGCTCGTAAAGTAGCACTGTTACAAGACATTCGTTTAGAATATGGGTTTCGTCAATATCTAAAAACATATTGTTATGAATGCGTCGAGGATATCTATACTCCTTATACCCTATTGATAGATTACAAAGAGTATACATTCTGTTCAAAAAAGTGTGGTTCATCTGCGTACAGATTTCGTTCTCGCTGTACAAAACAAAAAAGAAACCCAAGTATGGATGAGCTCTGTCGAATGCATCAAGATAAAGAATAGATTACAACATATTACAAATATAAAAGATATAAATCATTTTCTCCTCTTTATACAATGGACCGAGTAGAACAACTAAAAAATGTTCAAAAAGAAGCTCTTGCCCTATTCATCAAAAAGAACGCGGATTATGGAGACGCATTCGCAAAATTTGGGGTTATTGGTGTATTGATGCGTATCGAAGATAAAATACAGCGTGCTCTTTCTATCACAAAAAATGGTATTAATTTAGTAGATGATGAAACCTTAAGAGATACATGATTGACTTGCATAATTACTCTGCTATGACCCTGATGCTTCTGGATGAATAATCT